TCTGTTTATGATGTCACCTAGATATACAGAGTCTAATGATCAACAGAAACAAGCTAGACTACGAGAGTTCTTAAAGGGAGAGGTTCGTTTAGCTAGAACAGACGCTAGAGATACACTACAAAGAATGTCTCAAATACCTGAAGCTACACAAGACTACGAGTCTTTCATGCGTGGAGAGTTAAAGGCTATGGGTAGACAAGAAAGAAAGTTTGCTAACTTAGGTTGGGAAGAGGTAAGAGGTGAGTACGGATATGAAGGTCTGTCTTTTGATGAAGCTCTTGATGTAGTTGATGCAGACAGAGTATTTACTTCTGAAGAAAAAGGAATATACAAAACTAACTTAATAGACTTATACATAGGACTCAAAGACTACCAAAAATTCATAAGAGATACACAATAAAATAGGGGCGCAGTTAGCGCCCTTACTTTTTTACACCGTTGAGTCTTGAGCTACGCTCTGCCCACATTTGTACTATCATCAGATGTTTTATAGCTTCCCTTGTTTCAGTAGTGTGATACAAATTGTCAGTCATAAACTTATCTAATGCTTCTATACGTTCCTGTACACCTTCTTTGAAATGATCGTGTCTCCTAGATACAAAGTCTTTCGCTTCTTTTTCTAGGCTCATACTTGGTTATACCTCCTGTGGTATCTCTGTGCAGTAAGCAAACACATTAGAGTTAGGTGATGGCTTAGTACTCATAAGTTCATTGCGAATAGTTACTGCACTTCGTTTACAATCTTCAATAGTAGGGTAGACTGTATTGACTGCCTGTACTTGGACATAGCCACTCCCAATAGAAAGTATGAGCACTAAGACATACATTATTCTGTCTCTTCAGTAGTTACATCTTGGATAATGTCTACACTTTTTTCGTAAACAACTACACCTGTTTCCCAGGATGCCTTAGCTGCAGGTTTAACTACATCATTGTAAGAACCGTAGGCGGTTAAAAGAAAAACGATAGGTACTAAAATATTAAATAACAACATGATTAACTCCTTTTATTGTTGTTGTAATTGTAGCACAGTATTTAAACTGTGTCTACTTCTATAGTGTGATCAGCGTGTTTTATAAAAAATTCTACAGGAACCATTGCAGCTAAGTCACTTCTTGTACGTCTAGTATTTAAACCCCACAAACCTTTATAATGAGATGTACATTTATCTTTTAGTAAAGGATTAACTTTCTCTGGATCAACTAAAATAAATTTATCTTTTAAACGTAAAGCAATAAATCTTTTTATACCATTTGGTGTACCCCAACCTGGTTTACCATTTACATTTGTAAATTCCCACCAATGAATATCATAATTAATAGGGCCGTTACGATTTTTTCTTTTGGGTGCTTTTATATCAACTTTACCAAACTCCTTATCTTCTACATCCCAGTGCTCATTCATATTCTCACTACGAGAAGCCTCTCTTATAAAATTATTACCTCTTAAATTTATAAACTCTTGTTCTGTTTCGGTTCCGAATTGAAAAGATTTAGTATATTTTTGTTTAGCTGTTTGCATTCATTATGCTCCTATATCTACTACTTCACACACGTCACCAGTACAAGCCATAGTTTGCATACCAACTGTGTTATCTTCTTGTTCATACTCACTAAGCTTAGACCAGTCAATACTTTTTGGCATCTTAGCTAGTAATTCTTTATACTCTTCTTTAGTGCAATCCTGATAGGGTGCTTGCTGATAAGTATGATCAGAGTGTGGCAGAAAAGACACACCACTCATTTCATCAAAGTGTTTATAAACAAATGCACCTACCTCCATCCATTCATCAGGCTTCACAGTACAGGTTATACTTGGTTTATGACAGCAGAAATGCCGTTGATAGGTTAACCATGTCTCCAGTTGTTCAATGGCTGTCATGTCGTTGCGAGTTACAGCTTTATCTGGTGACTTCATTGGGAAGCTAAATACTGTGGTGCTATCTGGTTTCATAACACACGGCTCATTAGGTATGCCTTGATCTTGCATCATCTGTGTTAGTGGATCTTTGTTATCACCTCTGACTGTCCTGATGTAATAGTCATTATGACGTGCATGTATACCTGATGCTGAGTCAACTAATTGTGATACAGTTCCGCTTGGTTTTATGGCCCCAATTGCTGCTGAGTGTGGAATGCCAAGGCGGTCAGCCCAAGTAGTATTAGTATGAACAGCAACTTCTCGTAAATGTTCAAGAGTTTTCTCCAATCCTTTGTTTTTTGATGTCATAAGAGGGTTGTCCATGAGTCCAGTTAAACTGACTCCCAGTAATCTTTCTTCTTCTGTGTTTGTTGTCCAGACTTTTCTGAGATATGGGAACTTTGTGAGCATGCTTTGGATCGTCCCAAGTATTGTGGCGAGTCTGACTTTTCTAGCCAAGTCTTCCACCGTGTCCGTGGCTCGTACCACAACTTCCGTAAGATTACAGAACTGATACGGCCTAAGAATAATTTCACTACAAGGATTAGTTCCGAACTCAAAGTTAGGATCACGTCTACCATACTTCGCAGCTTGTTTCTTAGATGCTTCACGATTGAATATACCTCTCTCTCCTGATTTACTTTCTACTAACGACAACCATTCACGCATGAACGTTTCTGAGTCTGGCTTCTCTGAATAACACACTGAGTTATTAGCTAACGCTCTGTGTGCAGCTTCGTTCCACCACTGTCCTGACTTAGCGTGACGCATACGATCATCACTAAGGTTAGACAAACTAATCATAGCACTACGTCTAACACCACCTACTACAACTATCTGACCAATGAAACACATTAGGTCATGGCACTCTAAACTAGATAACCTACGTCCTTGGGCATCCTTGAATGTTTTAACTGTAAAGTTAAACAACTCAACCAAAGGAGCAGGGCCACTAGCTCTACCACCAAACGTTATTAGTCTTGCACCTGCAGGGCGTATTCTGCTAACATCCCATTGAGGAATCTCACCTGCCCACAAGAGAGCTAACACTTGTCTAAACGCCTTAGCCCACCCCTCCTTGCTGTCCTTTACCACAACGGTAGTATCACTCTCGAACAGTTCAGGCACTTCGGGAAGCTTGCTAATGAACTGTCTCTCGACACTGAAGCCAACACCAGTACCACAGAGAAGGATGAACATAGCCTCATCGAAGGACTTTGGGTCATCTATAGGTAAGTAACTACAGTTATAACCTGCTGTGTTATCTCTATCTAAAGCTATACCAGATGTCATCATAGCTCTCATGCTAGGCATGATCTCTAAGTTAAGTATAGCAAACATTATTTCATCTTTAGTATCTGCGTCTACTTTATTTCCTACAACGTTTTCTATGTAGCGATCAACTGTCTCAGACCAAGACTCTCTGCCTTTGCCATCAATGTACTTAGCGTAACGTGACTTGTGTATAAAACTTTGGTAGTCTGTTGGTAAGTAGTTATTCATATTTTTTAACCTCTATCTTTCTAATTACTGCACCATCAATATCATAAATAATATCTTGGAATAACTCAGTAACTGCCTCCTCGTGCATGTCTGCTACTATAGGTAGTATTCGTTCTTCCTCGTCTATCTCAATTGTTAGTTTAATGTTGAACTTCATCTCTTATCGCCACTGCCTTTAATGGTTCCTCTCTCCATACGACTGTGAAGCTTATCTAAATTACATCTAGCTATGTATCCCATGTCGAAGTTTAAGTCACGGCACAAAGCTGATATGTACCACAGGCAGTCACCTATTTCTGCAGCTACATCTTCTCTGTCAAACTTCCCATCCCTTAACATCTTCTTTACTTTGTTGGCTACTTCACCTGCTTCACCTGCTAGTCCTAACGCAGGGTAAACTATCTTGTGTTCTTCAGGATAGATAGCAGTCTTTCTTGCTTCTATCTGATAGTCACCGAATGTCATTTCATACATGTCTTTCCATGCATTTATATCTTCTGCTGTTATCATTTATGTAGCTCCTTGTAACGATCCTTTAGCCTGTTGAGATACCAAATAGCTTTGTTAATATCTTCTAAGCCATTCTTGTATTCATGTCTCCACAAATACTTAAGTACGTTAGCAGCGTGTGGCGCTGTAGATCCTGCCATGT